TCTTAGAAGATCACAAAACTTTAATTAATATTACCCCAGAAGAAGAGTTAGTAGAATCAAAAGAACTAACAAGCCCTGATAATCATTCAGAACAGAAATAAGTCTACTAAACATTTTTCTTGGAAACTTTTTTACTACTGACCATTTGTTTATTACTGGTTCGTATTGCATTATTTACTCCCTGTGGATTTGGCCCACGCACTGGAGGTATTGCATTCCATTTTACGTTNGGCATATTTTTAGTTAGTGTTTTATTTTTCACTTATTTTTTCCATTTTAATTATACACGATTTTGGGAATACATTTCTATCAGAAAATAACTCTTCATTCTCTTCATAAGATGCAAAGGTTCTCACGTGTTTGTTATCCTTTTCAAATACATACGCCCTGGTTATCATTCTGCTAGGCATAAAACCCATAAATTCAAAGGCAGTAGCGTGCCCTCCATCAGCCGTGATATCCTCCCATAAGATTTCATAGAAGTAATATCGTTTCTTTTTGATAACAACTGATTTGTATTTAGATTTCTTTGGACGTCTCATAATTCAATATATACTCTATAGGGGAATATTTGGGCAAAAAAGTTTTTAAAAAAACAAAAAAGGTCGCGCGCGCCGAATAGGATNGTGTGCCAAGGCATAATTGCAAAAAAGCTAGTAAATACGCCATTTGTGCCACGCTGTGCCACCATAATTCAACGTCGTGGCACACCTATTATTCGCTAATACCAACACTTTTAACCTATTTTTGCCTCTGTGCCACCTGTGCCACGAGTTTTTTTTGATGACTGAAAAAAAAATTTGCCCAAATATTCCACTATAGCGTGGCACATTAGAACGATTCTAAATTCCATATCGTTTTGTGCCATGTTTTACTATCTTTTTAACACCACGACCCACTATCTGTATTTTGGCGTAGGGTTTCCACNCTTTGCGCATCAGGTTTAGCTCTAAAATNAGGTTAGACCACTGCTTTTGGGTGATATTATCACTTTGTATTACAACTTTTTTCATATTTTAAGGGGCTTCCACTCTCGCTTCCACCCCATTCCCAAGGGATTCCATCATATTTTATACGTCGTCGACTGCAGCTGGGTCGTTTTCCTATCTTTTTTAAGAACAACACGCCAAGCTGCTGAACTATTTATTTTACCTATTAATCTGCTCTCTTGTAATTCTATTCTACCTATCTCATTCAACCCACCTTGATCGTTCTCTACATAAACAAAACAATCAGATATGGCAGTGCCTTTGTTGCCGTCAGTGAATTTTCCTAGAATCTGCTGTAAATCTCTCAACCTTAGACTCATCTAACCTCCTTGCCACATTTTTGACTAATTCATGCCACTTTTGCTTCCACATCTCTTTCATCTCACCTTCTGTCTTATTACAGAGATTAGCTATCCTGTTTAGTCTTTGCATCTCTTGTTTTATAGTATTCATCAACCCTCCTCAAAAAGTTAAATTTATATTGTTGGAACTCTTTACCTTCCACAATGAACTCTTGGTAATAGTTATCTTTGCTACACATCATAACCACACCTTTGGTAATTTGTGTTCGGTAAATAAAATTATGCGCCATCGCATATGCTGCTAACTGCAGACAATAATCCTCGATCCACTCTCTGCGTTTCGGTTTGTTCGTTTGTTTAAAATCTATGATAGCATCTTGGCCCTTGTGTATCCCAACCAAGTCTGTTTGTCCGGCATAAAGTCCAGGGTAATACAAAGTACACTCCGTGCCATAATATTCGGGGACATTGCATAGCCCTTGTTCAATCACTCTAATCGCCATGTTGTGTGCTTGTTTACCTACATTAGTCTCGTCGACATAACCTTCTTCTAAAATATATTTCTCTAAAATTTTGTGCATCGCTGTACCTCGCGCACCACTCTCATCCACGATCCGCGTTGCGGCTTCCTCACCTATTCTTTCACGCCACTCGGCTAGTTTTTGTTTCTTTTCTTCACTCTCTGTAGCTTTGAGTATCGTTGTGACAGAGGGTAATTTTTCTTTATCATCAATATTATAATGACGTAAACCCTCTATCATCTCACGTTTTGTTTTTGGGTATCTGTATTTATTATTTTTTTTCATTCATTAATATCCATCTCATCATAGCTGTTGATGGGTCGTAGCCATCGAACTTCGCGCTACAACCACACAACAATATTAATATTACAATCACTCTCATTGATTAATGTATTAATGTTTTATCATCACTTTCGTATTGTCGGTTCTCATAAAATCTTAAAAGATTTAATCTCTTAGATTTTTCTAAGCCGCTGTCATATATTCTACCCAGAGTGCTGACATAATCTTCGGTGCTTCTACAACCATCTAACTTAGCACCATTATTTTTGATAGCTGTCTTAGCTCTCTCAATACTAAAGTTAGCTTTCTTATAAGCTATGAAAATTGTTCTAATAAAACCTCTTCTTAGTTTTTCACCACTATATCGAATGTCGTATAATTTACGCATCGCTGTTGCAATAACATCAAAAGTTTTTATCTCTTCATCACTTATAGTTAGTTTACCCCACTTAAATTCTTCAGCTGTTTCAGAAGATATACTAGTCACTCCCTTCAACAATCCAACCGTTTCCTGTATAGGCATGTTGTAATGCTGCATTTTTTCTTGAATGATCATGTATGGTTTTCTACCCCTGACCGCGTAAAAATTTACGGTATCCGGAAAGGACCAATTTTCTCTACCAGAATTAAATCTAGGTACATCCAATGCATCGAAAGCATCATTGATGATGTAATAGATGGGTAGACCAAGATCTCTTCTGACCTCAAATGTATTATGTCCTTCTCTAATGGTACCATCAGAGTTTACATAAATAACCATTTTAAGATCTTTCTCCACTATAGAATTTTTTATCTTCTTATAGTGACTATCTGTAGATGGTCTGTTTCCTTTTGTTTTCTTAAACCAGGCATAATCTTTTGTTGAGTATACCTCGGTATATTTATTGTGTTTTTTACTCTTCATTTTTTCCTCTTTGTAAGTTGCATCGAACTAATTGCACGCGTCGATGTTTTACGTGATTAATCAAGATCATCTTGTTTAATTTTGTTAAAAATAAAGTATGTGATAATCGCAGCGATTAATATTGCTACAAGTCCCATACCTAACATGCCAAATCCATATACTGCTGTCATTCTAAACTCATTAATTGTTTATACTCTTCTAAACTAACAACGTTGTCATTCATTATTGTTAATTTTCTATCAGAGTAATGTTGTATAATTTTTTGTATTTTATCTAATTTAATATGAGCGTATGGAAATATTAAACAACAAACTTTAAACGCATCGCGATGACTGCAACGCCAACGCCATTGTTTTTTCCAACCTAATGTATATTTTGTTTTGTATTTTTTTTCTTTGACCGTCCCTACACCTAAAACTTCACACAACCAAACTAAGATAGATTTTTCTGTCATAGCAATCTCCAGTTTAATTTGCCAAGTTGGATAAGCTCTTGGATTATGTGGACGCTTACGCATATATTGTTTGTATGATACACACCCTTCACCATCAAATAGTCCTGCTATATAAGCAATATCGGTATCGTTCATTGCATTCTTGCATTGTCCACCACCTTCATCAGTTTCATATGAGTCTTACCATCTGATAATAACTCACCTTCCGAATCACACACCTTGCATTGTTTTACTTGAAAAAAATCTCCGTATATAAAACCATTTCCCTTACACTCGTAGCAAATAATTCTACGAGTTGTTGTTTGCTTTTCCATTTTTATATCCTAATTTTTTTGCGGCTCTTGTAGCAAGAGCTTCAATTGTTTTACTAACCGTCAATTCTGCATCAACAAACTTACCTGCAGCAAGAAAACGAAGTTTCTTGTAGGTTTCTATTGGTACAGACACAGATTTAAATTTGTTTGGATCTGCCATTTTATTCCTTTCTTTGATTAATTCTTCTCATAGATATGGGAATTTACAATAATAAAACAAGTATTGCAAGTATTATTTATTTAATATAAAAAGAAGATCTCTTCTCACACCTTTTGTTTGTTCGTCCCTTTCTTGGGACGGACAGACACTTTAAAACAATTCTAGGTTGTAATTTTAGGTTTAGGTTTTGGTAAGATTATCTTAAATTCTGTGCATTCAAATTTAATATAAAGATCATATTGGTTGACATCTTTTCGCCCAACTTCTGCTATCTTTTTTCCACTTTCTTTGTAGCCCTGCACCATACAACCATATTTATCATAAAACGTTTCTGGCCATACGTATGGATCTAAACAAGTTTTTTCTATTGCAGAACACATATATAATATTAAAGCTACTTCCATTATTTCCCCTGGCCGCGGTATTTTTTGAAACTACGCCGACGCGATTTGTTCATTTTTGTTAAACTTGGTTTACGTCCAATACTCGTTTTGTGAAAAACAGGTTCGTGTGCTACGTGATCTTTAAACTTCTTCGCCATCGAAATACTTTGTTAAATCAGATTTTAATGTATTGCTATGCAACGCTGGTATATAACTTATTTTACCATTTATATGTTGTTCTAGATCTGCACCACAAGTCATACACCTAAAAAAAGATTTTGTAATTCCGACTAGCATTGTAAGCTCTTCACAAGTAGGACATTTACCTGTGACTACTTCAGCTTGAAATTTGAAATTTTTTCCTGTCATATGCTTTTTTATTCTTTAACACTTTTTTCTTAAAATGTCTTAATTGTTTTGCCACAGGATTGCGTTTTTTATTGACCTTCTTCATTAGTCAAGGATCAATGAGGTAATTTTTTTCTCCCCCATATATATCTCTATGTTTGCCTTAGACTTTAGGCATTGGTAGGTGACCCTATCTTTAGCGCCTTTGTCCTTCATAGCGTATCGCTTGGCCTTGAGACATGAACTGAGGTTATCTTGAATACGATGCTCCACAATTTTATTGTCTACAATAAGTAATAAAGCAAAAACAACTTCAACCATTAGTGTGCTCCGGATCCATTTCTAATTAATTTTTCTACGTCTTCTGTAAGTTTTTTCGTTCTATCTTTTAAAAATTCTATGTTTACTGCATTGTTTCTCATGCTCTTCACTTCCTTATCTACCTCTTCTAAAACACCTGCTAAGTGTTCCACCAACATGAAAAGCTCTGCCTCTCCACTTGATTGACCAAGTTCTCCACGTGGATATTTAATTCTAAACTCTGAGTTTTGTTCTAAGTCCTTTGTCATCAACTCTATCTTTGTGCTGTGTTGATTTAGTTTTTCGTGAATACCAAAATAAGCCCAGGTGCCGACCGCGATCATCGCGATCAAACTGGCAACCGTCTTCATCGGCATTTGCACAGCTGCTTCTTCAGATATGTTTAAAGGCTTTTTACTCATCTAGGTATATATCCAGGTTCTAAAAAAACTGCCATAAGGCACAATAGAATTATGAGTATTGCAGTGAATTTGTAATTCATAACAATCTCCTGTCATAAAACCTACAATATTATTGCTATAATAATTACAACAGCCACAGCGATTACTACTTTTTTGTGTTCAGTCCAGTAGTGCATTGCTGCATTTTTAATTTTATCAATCATTTTTTTGCTCCTCAATCTCGTAGAAGAAGTCATCAGTATCTGCGGTTCTCCACTTACCTGAATCTTCCACGTTCCATTCGTTGCTTTGTACTTTCCAATCAGGGATATTATCTTTGACAGTAAATGAAGGTAAATCCCAAATACATCTATTGTTAGGTTGTGCTGCAAAATTGCCATCGTCTAGAGCAATTATGTGTGCGCACTTATGTTCGTGCGGGATCTCTGAATGGTCAGTGTCTAATATATTAGCATCTGGGTGTCCCCAGTCAATAGTAAATAAATAAGACCCATAGTGTTTCTTTTTATCTTTACCAAAATAATAACCGGAAGCTGCGCTTAAAATAGCCCAGTGAGTGACAGTAGGATAATAAGAGAAAGAATTCCAAAGCTCAAGTTCATCCAGCCTGCGCTTGGGAACTCTGGTCGGGTCGTATCCTCTCTGAATAAAAGCGCTAATAGGTAGGCGGTAAAATATTGCACCGTTACCCATAAGAGCGTGAAATAATATAGCCCTTCCACCAAGACTCGATATGCCGAAGATAATACAATCTTCAACTTCGCCATGGTGTTTTTTAAGGTCATACAAATACTCCCTTTTTATTTGGGCGTATATTGGTGGTATGTTTGCATTTAAATATGCCATTATTTAATTTCACCCCAGTTAGCCCCCGACTCGTAATCTACTTTGTTAGGGACCTTTAGTTCTACTGCAGATTCCATAATCTCAATTATTTCTTCTGCCTTTTCATTCGACTCCACTGAAATATCAACTTCATCGTGAATTTGAATGTGAGGTACTATACCATTTTCATAGAGGGCTACCATTGATTTTTTTGTCATATCAGCAGCCGATCCCTGTATTAGTTTATTTAAAGCTTTGTAAGTAAATGCACGTTTTAAAGGCTCATCATACTCTTTTCTCGCTTGTTCTAATGGCAAAGGTTTGTATACACCAAATTGAACAGGTTGCCATAAATCAAAATGACAGGCTCTGCCAAGTAAAGTTCTAATCTTTCCTCGATCATTTGCTTTACGAGATACATTATCCATTAATTGTTTTACAAAAGGCGCTTTGGTATGATACTGCCTAATTAATTTTTCTGCAGATTCTTTCATTAATCCTAACTCTGCCATTAATTTATTTTTTCCCATCCCATACATTAAACCTAAATTAATTGTCTTGGCTTGTTTACGTTCTATGCCTGCCATATCTGCAACAACTTGGTGAAAGTCTGCATCACCTGCATTGTATGCATCTACAATTTCATCTACACCAGTTAAGTTTTGTAGCTTTGCATAGTGCACTAATATTCTAGGTTCTTGTTGTGAGTAATCAAAAGATCCCCACGTATGATTTTGTTCTGGAATAAATATAGATCGAATCAAAGGACCTAACTCTGGATGTCTTGCAGGTATTTGTTGTAAGTTTGGATTAGACATACTAAATCTACCAGTCACCGTCCCGCCTGCATCTGATCGTATTTGATTTATATCTGCGTGTATTCTACCATTAACTGCATGTTTAGTTATTGAATCAATAAATGTGCTGTGAGCTTTATTTATTTCTCTTGCTTCAGCGATTGCTTTTGGTAATTCGTGTGGATGATTTTGTAAAAAGTTTTTTGTAAAACTAGGTTCTTTACTTTTTTCTGTTCTGTCATACGGCAGTTTTAATTTATCAAATGCTTTGGCAATACTACGTGCTGCCATTATCTCCACATCAACACCAGTTAAATGTTTGATTTTATTTAATATTTTTTTCTCTTTGTGCATCAAAGATTTTTTAATATTGTCTGCTTTTTCTAAATCAACTCTTACACCTTTAAATCTCATGTCAACTAGACACGGAAATAATTTTGTTTCAAGATTAAATACATCCCATAATTCTTGTTGATACATTTCTGTTTCTAATCGTTGCCAGAGTTTTAAAGTAGACTCTGCATCACGTTCTGCATACTGACCTACAAACATTGCAGGTAATCTCCACAAATCTTTTTTAGCATCGATGCCGTATTCTTTTGCTGCAGCGTTTAAAATATTTTCATCTTTACCCATGCCCACATAATATTTTGATAACGTATTTAATTGATAAGATAATCTATTCTCATCAATTAAAGACGCAGCTATCATTGTGTCTACAATTTTACCTTTAATGGTCAGTCCTACTGACCTTAACCAACAGATATCATACATTGCATTGTGAAATATGAAGGTGGTAGCCTCTTGATTAAACATATCTTGCAACCATGAAAACACCAGTTTTTTATCCATATTACCATTAGACTCATGTCCTATAGGAAAATACCCTGACCAGCCTTCTACGGCCACCGCAACGCCAGCAATGTGCCCTTTTCCAGTGACATTACCAGAACCCAGCTCTTTCAAGTCTGGATCATTAGTTTCTAAATCGATTGCTATTTGTTTGGCTCCGCGAAGATCTTTAAGTTCATCTGGCATCACCCATTCTGTTTCTGGAGTAAATAGAGGTATTTGTGTACTTCTCACGAATAGTCTCTCTCTAGTATCATTTCTAGATAATGGATTGCCTTCTTCACATCTTCCTCTTTTCCTTTTGACTGGTGTCTACAGATATACTTTATAGCGTTGCCTTCTGCAAAAAGCAACTTATTTTCGTTTATAAAGTGTGCTGGCTGAATTTTCATATTTTTATAATGTTTGCCGCCGACCTGCTTTTCTAACGAATCGTATGTTGTTGCCTTAAATAGATCTTTGTGTGTCATAATAAATAAGCTTTATCAAAATCTCTTGGATCCAAGACGTGCAATTCACGCTTCGCTCTCGTCGCTCCAGTATAAAATAATCTATGTAATTCATCTGGGTC